AATGCGGCCCTCGTCTGCATCGTGGTAGCTCTGCTGGAGCTTGGCGTTCTGCTCGGTCAGGCCGTTCAGGTCTACAAGGGCGACTTCCAGATTGCTTTTAGCGGTCTGAGCTTCGTCCTGTGCCTTACTTACCATGCTCCATGCCTCTTCCTCGCGGGTCTCGGCAGCATCGGCCCGCTCTTTCTCGGCTTTGATCTGGGCCAGCAGCTCCTGATACTCCTTGTAGGTCGTGATGTCGCCGGTCTTTACCTGCTCCACCAACTCTGCCGGGGCGCTGGGCTTTGCCACGGCGTACAGCAGCTTCAGGGGCTGCACATCAAAAATAGGCTTGCCTTCAATCTGGATATTGCCGAACCGTTCGGCAATATGTACCATGTTGTCACCGGTATCTCGGCTGATGCCAACCACATCACACCACTTGCCCCAAGTGCCATTTTTGTTGTTTGCACACAGGTCGTGGGCGTGCTTGGCCGCCATGATCCGGGCCATGTTGCCGGTGATGAAGGTCTGTGCATCCTGCAAAAGCAGGGCATTGGTTTGCTCGTCTGCGCCAAAGTCAAAGCTGGGTGCCGAAGGAATCGGCGCAGAAGAACCGCCCGCCGATGCGGCAGAGTCCGATTCGCAGTTCTGCAGGGATGTCGTGGGGGTCGATACGCTTGCATCCGCCCCGCTCTCCGAGATGGTCGGTGTTGCCGCTGTGGCAGTCGGGACAGCATTCTCTGCCGTAGTCACAGCAGCATCCGCATTCTGGGCAGGTGCACATTCGGGTTCCTCCTCCACCGGTTCAATGGGTGCGTTCTTGCAGGGCTTGGCATCCCTGAGGGCGGCGAGCATCTGATCCGGAAGCTCGTAGTCATCCATGGGGATGAACTCATCGCTGGTCAGAAACGCTTCCGGGGTCAGCCGCTTTTCAGCGGCCTTGGCCTTGTCGAACTTCTGTGCCAGCAGATGGCTTTCCTTCCAGACCCGTGCGGATTCGTCCCAGCGCCAGAAGCGCCCACGGGTATAGGCGTAGTAAACATCGTTGCTGTTCTGGCTGATGATCATACTTTCACCTCCGTGCCCTTCAGGCGGTCCAGCATCTCGGTCTGCACATCTTTGTTCATGGGCTGGATGTTGTTGCCCTTCCAGCCGTAGCAGAGGATGGGCCCGTAAAGCTGGCGACCCCGGTACTTCCGGTTGAGCAGACTGGCGGGCTGGATGGGACCATCGTACCGGCCCACGAACAGCACCGCCGGGGTGCGGGGCATCACGATCATCTCGCAGGGAGTTCCCAGCCGGTTCTCAATGGCCCACAGGCTATCGGGCAGGGATGCAATCACCGGGGCCTTGCCCGGTTCGGCTAAAATACCTTTCATTTGTAAAATCCTTTCTGATGTGATATCATCAAAGGGATGGAGTCGTTCAAACCATCACCCTTTGGGCTCGTCCGTGTTACCAGCACGGGCGGGCTCATTTGCTTTTCATGCGCCCCTCCGGTTCTGCCGGTAGTCCGGCTCTTCGGTACGGGCGTGGGTGCGGTCAACGCGGCCATAGCGGCGGGCGTTCTGTTCACGATCCTGGGCGGCAAAGCCCAGCCGCAGGAACGCTACCGCTGCCAGAACCAGGCACAGGGCCGTGACGAACTGGCTGTCAGAGATGGAGCTGCCCAGCTGTGCACCGCCCTCGATCCCCATGCCGTACAGCAGACTTACAGCACCGCTGGCAGCAGCCAGCCAGTACCAGACGCGGGATTTAATCTTCATTGGGGGATTCCTCCATTCTGTCCATGAGGTCTGCGGCAGTAGTCACTATGCTGAGCAATGCTTCCGGATTTCTTTGATCTATGCAAATCCCGGCAATCAGAGCGGCGCAAAGGGCTTTCTGTTCCATCTCTGTACCGCAGGCATAAATCTTGGGGTTCCCATCCTTCCCCAGCTGGATTTTTAACTGAGCGTTCGGGCTGATATTCATGCTCCTACCTCCTGAAGACAATTGACTGCGGGTCTGCAGTCGTCCAATGCCCATCCGATGACCGGGTGCCATTCGCCATCAGCAAAAATCTGCAGCCCGGTGTGGCTTTCATCCTTGATTTGTCCGCCCAGCTGGTAGCAGCCAGATGCCTGACTACCGCCCCAACGGAACCACTTGTTCCAAAACAGCGGTGCGATGTACGCGCATCCAGTGGGCGCTGCGGCCCGCTCGGATGCAAGGGTGTAAGGTTTCATGCGGTCTTTTCCTCCTTTGCGATTGCCGGGAAGAAATACTCCCCGATTTTTTCGGGCGGAATGTGCAGCACGGTACAGATGGCGACAATTTCTTTCCAGCTCCACTTTCCGGCGTTTTCTGGCATGTTGACACGCTCATATAAGGTACTGCGGGGAATACTGGTTCGCTCGGCCAGTTCTTGAATTTCCAGCCCCTCGTCCTCAATGAGACGGCGGAGCTTGAGATAAGGCTTTTTCATGGTGATTCACCTCCTTGTTGTGGTTGCATCCCTTCTGCGGTAGAATAGGAGCAGAAGGGAGGTGATAAAGTGGAACAAAATACCGGTATGTCTGTTTCGGACTGGTCTGGTTTAGTAGCAATGGTCGTTTCGCTCTGCGCTTTGGTTTCTCCGATGCTGACAGCAATCTTTAACAATTGGCATCAGCAAAAGATGAAACAAATGGAATATGACCATCAGGAACGCGAAGAACGGGTTCGGCGCGAACGCGAAATCTACGAAGGCTACATTCGTGCGGCGGGGGCAGCTATTCAGTCGCCCACTGCAGAAAACTTGCAGGAGTATGGCTCCCATTCCGCGTTGGCTGCTTATTACGTTTCTGAAGAAATTCAAAAAGACATCCTTGCAATGGATAAATTGATAAGCTACGAAACATCCTTTGACGTTAAACTGGATGAAAAGGTGCAGCTTCTCAATAAGATCGTTACAAGCTTGCGGTTAGAAAAAGAACTCCTGTTGTAAGAGCTCCGATCACGATGGAGTACGGAAGATACCAACCGGAGATCTTCGGGGCAGCTTTCTTTGTGATCAGATTGCAGAGAACAACTGCAATTCAGAAAACTGGGATAAGTTTCAGCGAAAGCACGAGTGTTATTCACCTCCTTGTTGGTGGCTCCCTTTCCGTGATATAATCAAAGGGAAAGGAAGTGAAATGTAAGTGGAAAAACTTATTCAGTGGGCGGCCTGTAATCAGGACTGGATCACGTTAGTGATTGCGGTTTTTGGAGCAGTGTTATCTGCATGGAACTGGATTGAAAAGCATCTTGAGAATAGAAAGCGCGTGGCCGTTGAAGTAAAAAATGTTTTTTGCTTTGGACCAGAGGCTGAAACCGGTGGATATACGGAAGTGCTCCATTTGTATATCATCAACAAATCTCGAGAGTCGATAACGCTGAGCCAGTTGCAGATGAGTTGTGACGCTAAAAGCAATCAGTTTGGAGAATACCGGATGGAATTGCATAGCCGAAGCAATAAAAGGGGACGCGTTGAAGTGGTTCGTAGAAGATGGTTCTCTGATACGTTTCCGGTCAAACTCGAAGGCTTGGGGTATGCGCATCTGCTGCTTGCATCAACAGGAGATGCACGCTGCATCGAGCAGGGAAAGAAATGCCGCATGCGAATCGATAGCAATAAAGGGAAAATCTGCAAAGAGATTACTTGCGAATTTTCTGAATGGGATTTGCTGCCGCTATGTAAAGAACCAAACCTCGCAGCAGAAGCGCTGCTACAGTAGCTTTATTGCAGGCCGGAGGGGCATTCTTCTTCTGTCAGGTATACCTGAAGTGTGATGGCATACTTCGCCGACCGGCAAAAGCGTTTACTCTCCGCCTCTACTCCGTCCCGGCTGACCAGTTCTTCCACGAGCTGTGCAGTTGGCACATTTTCCAGCGCCCAGCGTTCCGGTTCCAGCGGTTCGCTGGGCTTTTTGTTGTCATTCACGTTGTTCACCTCCTTTGATGTAACTTCACAGGTTACTCAGTGGCCGAAAAATACAGCCTGCGGATTGTCGATACTTAAAAGCTCTACAATCTTTGAGGCTTCGTCCGTGCCAAAGACACGTTTCTTGAGCTTGCGAGTTAAGGTTTGCTCCGAAATCCCGAGCTCTTGAGCCAATTTTTTCTGGGTGTAACCCGCTCTGACCATGTACGACTTGAGTAAATTGACATTTACCACGTTTTCACCTCCAACCGACCTCAATGTAACTTGTGAGGTTACGAGTATAATAACACCATATCTGTAACCTGTCAAGTTATTTTTGGCAATTCAATTAAAAATATTGTAAACCGTCAGTTTATCTGCTATACTATAGATATTAAAGGAGGTGCTCATGGTGACTGTAGGTGATCGCATTCGACAAGTGCGTCAGGAGCAAGACGTAACCCAGCAGGAGCTTGCTGACTACATTGGCGTATCAAAGCAAGCTGTATATAAGTATGAGAATAACATTGTAACAAACATACCGACAGATAAAGTAGATGCCATTGCAAAACGGCTGAGAGTGTCTCCCGCCTATCTGATGGGCTGGGAGGAGCAGCCTGCCCCGGCTGCATCCAAAGAGCCCACTGTTCCGCCGGGCTTTGAGCCGATGCCAGCCATGGACGTGGTACCGCTGGTGGGACGGATCGCTTGCGGTACGCCCATCACGGCAGAAGAGAACATCGAACAAATGGTGTGCGTGCCTTCCCGCTGGCACTCCACCTTTACACTGACCTGCAAGGGCGACAGCATGGAACCCCGCATCCACGATGGCGATCTGGTGGCGATTCGCAGCCAGCCAGAGGTGGAGAACGGCGAGATCGCTGCTGTGCGGATCGGGGAAGAGGCTACCCTGAAGCATGTCTATCTGCACGAGAACTTCATTGAACTGCGGCCGGAGAATCCGGCTTTCAGCAGCATCATCCTCAGCCGGGAAGATATGAATGCCGTTGTCATTGAAGGCAAGGCCGTTGGGCTCTGCCGGGATATCTGATGTTGGAGGAAGTCTGCCATGTCAAATAGAAAATCTGTTGGGTATTCCAAAAAGTATGCCCAGGCCATGAGGTCCTTTGATAGAAGTGTGACCAGGACAACCAACGCTGTCTCGCGTGCGGCTTTCGGTCAGACTAAACGAGGACGGACTCGACAGGATCTCAGCGCAGCCTCAGGCAACTTGGAAAGAACCAGTCTTACGAATAAACAACTGATTGCTTCGTGTGTTGTGGGGGCAATTCTTCCGACTATGTGTCTGGTTGGAAAGGATGCGGCAACAGAAACAACAGGAATGCTTCTGCTGGTTTTATTTTTCTTCTTTGCAATACCGTTTCTTGTAATGGTTTTGATCTTTATGGCATTCAACGCAATTACGCGCCCGAGAACGGCATGCATTACAAATCAGAGTTGCGCGACAGAAGAAAGCACAAGCGAAGTGAATGAACCTGCACAGCTCTACTCTCCTAATCCTGAATGGATGGGGCAGACTGGCCTTGTTGATTCTCGCGCAAATGCAAGGGTCTTGGCTCCACAGTTTTTGAAACAGGCTCAGGAGAGCGCAAAAATCCTTCAGACGACTACTGAACCGGATACCTTCTTTACGAGATACGATTTTTGCGTTGGCCGTTTGATGGAACTTGAAGAGTGCAAAAAATATGGTGCCCCGGTAAGCGCTACAGCTGATTTGAAGAAGTATCGCAGCCTTAGCTTCCGGGATGATGCTGTAAAGGAAATCATTCATCGAACAGAAGAAAAGTATCAGGCAAAAATCGAGGGCCTGAAAACAGCAAAGGCAAAACAGAACTGGGCCGAAAAATACCATCAGGCATTTGAGCCGTATTTGCCTTACATGACAGACGGCCAGAAGTCTGAGCTTGGAGAAGCAAGCGCATATCTGTTTGATCTGGCTCAAAAATAAAAAAAAGCCCGCCTATGCTGGAATATTGACGGGCAGCAATAAAAAAACTCCCCCGGTGCTGGAACACCGAGGGAGTTAAGATAAGCGGCTCGCTCCAAAGGAGGTCATCGCACACTCAAGCAATGCGATTATACCTCTTTTGGGCGGGCTTGTCAAAGTGTACCCCAAAGGAGGTATTTTTTATGGGAATGCGAACCAACACCGCCCAGTGGCTGC